CTCGCGAGTCGCGCCTAAAGACTCCAACCACCTGTGGGCTGTATCGTGCCCCTCCATCGACCAGCACTCACAACGCACGGCGCCGGCATCGATCCACTGTGGCATAATACGCCGCTTGATATCCTTCGTCACGGCCAACGCAACCTCAGACCACCGATCGGTGGCGAACATCCAGACAGTCCACATCAACGGGCGTGACAGAAAAGCGCCATACGCCGCAACAGGGCAACCGCCAGAAAGAGCAACGATAGCAATGCCGCCGGCAGTACAGGACATCGCCGCCAAATCCTCGGCCTTACCAGACCAAATCAGCGGCATAATCTCCTCGACATCCAGATCACGCATGTTCCGCGCAATGAAAACGACATCACCATAGACCGCCGGGACCAACTCAACCAAACGTGTGATCCGGCGGCGTCACAACCTGACCGCCGCCAGGTAACCGGCCAGTACGGGCGGCGACAGATAAAACATCACCATCATCATCACGCAAACCAACACACAAATAACGAAATGAATCGCAGGAGTGAGAACTCCAATCATGGTTAGGCCGGTCTTTCCAATCCCCCGTCCTGTCCGAAAACTGACGATGGTAATGCCTGAGAGCCTTGAGCCCGTCAGAACAGTTCCCGCGATCGAAATAGCACCTGGGAATCGACGCCCGTACAGCCTCAATCCCATCTGCAACAGTCAACCTAGGCACTACGGTCGGACGCACCCCTAAATTCATTAAAATCTCATAGCGAGAATTACCGGACCCCAATTCCCTGACCATCACGTCATGGGGAAATAAATGGCGCCCGTAAGTATAAGGACGTTCCTTCAAAATCTTGATGTAGTGATGAAGCCCCTGCCCGCTGTCCTCAAAATAATCGATGACGCGGATAACATTCTCCCGCGGCATAACCTGGACAAACCAGATTGCAGTCGAATCCGCAATGCCCAAATCCCAACTCGTCGTCACCTCAAGATTCGGTTCCCAGGGAATACTCCCGATGCGGCCATCGAGGTCCGCGCTGTCGAGAGCCTTGGCAAAATAAGAACCGACTAATGGAGCTTGCCAATTTACCTCGAACTCCTGGTCATATTGCGACGGGTCCATCGTCACGCGAGCCGCGTCGAGCTCCGTTTGCTCCAGAACCCCCGTCTCGGATGCCGGAAAACGCATGGCAAACCACTCGGGGTTACCGTCTTCCATCTCCCTTAACGCGGTGTCGTAAATCTCCTTGAACTGATTCTCACCGCGCGGCGTTCCAATCCACAAGCACTTCCCGGTACCGAAATCAGACAGCGCAGGGCGCACAATCTCAGGAAACAACCGCGCATTCATGTCGGCAAATTCATCGAGACAACAGGCATCCAATCTAAGCCCGCGCAAACTGTCGGGATTCTCTGCCCCCAGGAGCCAGATACGGCGCCCATCAGGAAGATCGCAACGCAACTCGGCCTCGTTAAACTTAACACCGGGAATAACCCCGGCGTAATCGCGCAACATCACCCAGGCAATCCGCTTCGCAGCGCCATAAGTAGGCGCAATATAAGCCCCTTGTGCGCGTGGATGGGGACACGTCAGTACTTCCCGCAACAACCAGTTAATCGCCATCACCGTTTTCCCGAACCTGCGATGGCAAACTGCTACGCTGAAACGCCTCGCCCGTGCGTGAAACTCCTTCTGCAAAGGCCGCGGCGTATAGGGAATCCTGATCTGCTGAATCTCAGACATCGACCCCCCCTAAAAACATGATCAACGCCCGGCGGTTGCCACGATGCTTCGCTACCGAATGAACATTATCCGAGGCGCTGTCCCAGGTGATCAAATCACAATAAGGAAATAACGGCGTATCAGGATCATCCTGGAAATAAAACCCGCCACCGGTAAAATCAGCATCCGGGTTCGTCAAAAGAACCCCAGCACTATACGAACACCAACTCATATGACCCTTGGCACCCCGATCCGTATGCCAGGGGTGACCCTCTAACCTCTGCTCCACCCTCACATAAGAAGGCGCCTCAAGAGAAACAGGCCAACAGGCACCGATCTCGGCCATTACGCCGGCAAGGCGAGGATCGGAAAACTCAAGATACCCTACCTCAGATGCAAGATCAGAAGCTTCCGCAACCGTCAGAACCCCCTCAATATAACACCTAGCCAATCAACTTCCCGCCTAACCGGCGACCGCCGCCACCAGGCGTGGAAAGCTGCGCCGCGCGAGGCGAAGGCACCTCGCCCAGATGCTCGTTCTCAGGCGTCGAGGGATCATCAGCGACGAACTTGCCATCAGAAGCGTGGGCCTTCTTTACAGCAGCTTTCTGCTTGGCCGGCGCCTTCTTAGCCTTCAAAACCCTCTTCTTCAATAAAGCCATCTTCCTATCCTAACAGTGATGTTCCAGCCCTTTTCGCCAATCGCTCATCGCGGTCGGCGATCCGCGCCGCCGCCACCTTTTTCGCCTTGTCTTCCCTGTTAGCTTCGACACGGGCCGGGTCAATAATATCACCCAGACTGCCGCCCGCCTGCTTGCCCGCCCAGCCAGACGGGTCCAGAATATTCGCCATGGTACTGCCGCGACCAAAAATTTTATCGCTAAAAAACCCGCTAGGATTCAAAAAACCCTTTCCCATGCACATGATTCTAATCCTCGGGTAAATATGGAAGGTCAACCATTGCCCCAACAGGGGCCAGAGGGGGCCAAAAAGTCTTGAAAAACAGTGGTCGCATTTGGAGCGTGGACCCATCAATACCCCAGACCGCCAGGAAATCCGGGGGTACCCCCCCCTCGACCGCAAATTCTAAACGACCAAACATTTCTGCCAATATTATACGTTGTCATGTTCGCTAACGTTCAATTGACAAACCGACAGACGCGGGAAACCCACGGCCTACCTCAAAGGGACAGCGAACCGTCGATAATACACACTGAGCTCGGCGGCTGACGCCAGACCCAGGGGTAGGCCCAACGCCAGCCTAGCCGGCGGCTTCGACAGCACCAACATCCCTAGATTCCCTGCGCGAGAGGGCGAACTAACAGCTTCGGTCCAACGCTCAATCCTACACATCCTCCTCACTGTGTGGCCCAGGACACCCGCATTCAGCATAATGCAAATCGCAAACCGGGCATATTGGCTCGCCACACATCTCACATGCCACGCAATCGGCGGCATGAACGATCGGCCGAGTGAAATCAACGCTCAATTCACCACATCCTCTGGCGTAATGGCATCGAGGCAAGCGTCGGGGATCGGCTGCGCAACGCCGACAGTCACGGGCGCCGCATCGTCCCACCCGATCACCATTGGACCGGTATGATGCACCTCCTGCTTATCCTTGTAACGAATGTCCAGCTTCGACAGCTTGGCAAGAGCCTGATGCCCCATGTTATTCGCGGCAGTGACCACGGCCTGGGCTCTCCTGACGTCACCCTTGAGCGTGTTGTTGATCACACTGCGCTGGGCATCGACAGCCTCGGCGGCATGGACCATGATGCCGCGCTTTTCAGCAGCGAAGCATTCATCATCCAGCGCCTTATCCTTGATGCGCCACTTCTGCAACGCCCTGATCGTCGGCATGTGGGCATCGAGGCAGACCGCCGTGATTGTCTCACCCACACTAAAGCGTTCGAGAATTTCCTCGATCATCTTATCGGTGCGGATTGAAGGCCGTGGCATGCATACCTCAATAAAAATAGGGACCGCGTTAACGGCCCCTTGAGTTGGGTAGATGGGAGGAAGTAGCGGCACAACTGCGCCAATAGCAAATCACCTACCATCCACATGATGTGGCATCAAGACGAACAAGAACAGAACATCACGCCACCTTATAGAACCCGACCAATCCATCCAGCGCCAGCCGCAGCGCCACCATGCCATCCTGTTCAGGCCGTTTGGACATCTTCACACCTTTCCAGCTACCGGCAGTGAAACCCTCCCCGACCACATGCTCGATAATATCCGACAGGGGGGCGCCCACATGCACCAACGCATCCCTGACACGCTGCTTCGACAACTGGATGGCCTCGACCGCTTCCAGGGGCATCTCTCCACCGCCTGGCGCATTATCGTATCTGACCTGGGCATATGTTGCAGCGAGGTGCGCTCTCCGATACTGCGCGGCGAAGATATCCGCCGCTATGTATTGCGTATTGGAGATCGACCCGCGACTATGATACGTCTCGATCGGATCGATCGTGGTATTCCGTAATGCCTTGATACCGGCGACCGGTGTTTCAATCTCGACATATAACCCATGTTGTTGCTGTTCAGCAGGACCGTAATCCGAGGTCATGGTTCTTTTCATTTCTTTCTTTTTATTCTTCTTACTCATTCACCACCTGTCCTGTCTCGTTTTACGTCCCATCAAAGCCGGCGAGACAGCAGGACCGCCTATGGACGGTCCCTGTCTTGTCTCGCCGTATGGGCATTTGCGCGAGACATGTCCCATTACCTGTCTCGCACCTGTCTCGCACCTGTCTCGTTCACTATATCCTCCAGATGCTTTCACTATTGCCGGCAAATTTGCTGCCTTTGATGAGGTCGATCTTGGCTCTATCGACCACCTTCCTGGTTCCCGCCGACACCACGTCTGCGCCATCGTCTTTTGGCGGCATGATCCCGTTCCTGACGCACCACGTTCTGATATCTGTCATCGAGATAGATGCGACATCGGCGCCGTTATGACCTACAGGCCGTCTGCTGACATTGACTGCCAGATTGTCATATGCCTCCACGATGGCATCTCTGTAGTTGGCGCGATCATCGCCTTTCTTGCTGGTTTCTTTCGTGACGCCTGAGATGTTCCAGCCGTCCTGCGTGAGAGCGCATTGGATGGGCATGAACTCCTCGGCATTGAGGTGGGTACGGAGCCGGTGTTTGGTGAAGTTCAGGACGAACCCTTCACCGTTATCTTTCGGTCGGTCGAGACGCAGGACGGTATCCAGTTCCCACTCCCTTGTGTTGCTGCCGTATGATCGACCTTCCGCGTGGCCTGTGTGGTGGACCCATATCTGTGCGATGTAACGATTTGTGAGACTTTTCATCAATTTCTTGACGGGTTCCCAGCTTTCCTCTTCTTTCATGTCGCCTGACAACAGGCACATGATACTGTCGAAGATGATGACGTTGGGCTGATACAGGTCGATCTGGCGTTCCAGCCATGCCTGGCCTTCATCGTTGTTCAGGGGCGGGATGTCCTCGCCATCGGCTTGTAGGCTGTCACGGTTGAGCCCGAACACCTGTGCGTTCTCGCCGTAGAGGTTTGCGACCTGTTGTGTCCTCTCCTTGAACGTTTCCCGCGGCATCTCGCCGTCGATGTAGAGTACGCGGCACGGTCTGCCACCCTTCCAGTTCAGGAAATCTTTGCCGGCGGCTATGGCTGTTGCCATGTTGAGGGCGAACAGGGTTTTCCCCAGCCCTGTTGGCGCATATATCATCCACCTTGAGGTCGTACACATCACGGTGCCCATTAGGTAGTCTCTGGGCGGCATTTCTTTCTTCAGCCACGCTGCGAGGCTTTCCCTGGCTGGATCGTTTGGTCGTATCTGCG